TGTGCTTCATCACCAGTTGCGGATTCATTCAATGAAACAGTACGTTCCTTCTTTTGAATAGCTGATGCCAAGGCGTTGTTTACATATTGAACCAAACCAGTATCAGTACCTCTTAAGATGGTATCTGAAACGCCAGCGCGAACTTTCATTTCGTAACGACCAAATTTAATGGTGTCACCCTTCAAGTTAGCATTCTTAGCTGCTTCGCCATCCTTAACAAAGCCATCATCAGCAATTTCAAATGCAATCTTAGGCAAAATCAAGTTAGTGACAGTAGAAATAGTTTCCATGTCGCGTAATGGGTTCTTAGCTAATGGTTCTGAAATCAATTGGTTAGAAACATTGACTGGAAGCAAGTCGCCACCATTAGTTTCTGTGTCGTCCTTCAATTCCTGCTTAACGTTATTCCACTTTTCTTGGAAATCGGCGTTATCAGGACGCATAGTCTTGCGGATCCAAGCAGCTTCTGCCTTAACTAAGCGAGCCTTTGGATCTTCTGGCAACTTGCGTGCTGCCTTTGTAGCCTTCAAGTTGATCTTGTCTTGTGCTTCTTGTTCCTTAATTAATTCTTGCTTGCCGTTGTACTTCATAATACGGTTATCAAGCTTTGCCTTAGCAGCTTCAACGGCTTCGGTCGTTGAACGTGGGTCATCCAAAATTTTGTTATATTCATCCTTGGCTTGTCGAACTGCTTCGCCCAAATCCAAGGCTTGATTTCTCAATTCATATGTACTAGTCATTAATAATTTTCTCCTTTAAATTTTTAAGTTGTAAATTGAAATCATCTTCATCAAATTCACTTAATTGGGCTTTCAATTTTTTACGCCATTCCTGGTCTTGAGCTTTCTTGTCAGCATTTTCTTTAACGTCAGCCAATAATTCTTTAGGAATGTGCTTAAAGTTTTTAGCAAAAGGATTATTGATAGAAGCAACAGCTTGGACAGGCTCAAGAATTTCATCAGCAAGTCCGTAATCAACTGCTTCTTGTGCCGTCAACCATGTTTCGTTGTCCATAATTTCTTGCAATTTGGCATCAGTTAACTTATCGCCGGCTTTATCTAGGTAAGATTGCTTACTTGCCTTAGTGATCTGGTCCATATCGTCAGCTGCTTTGCGTAATTCATTTGCATTACCAATTGCCATGGTGTAAGGGTTGTGAATCATTAGCATGCTATTTGAAGGCATAAAAATAGTGTCGCCAGCCATTGCAATCACACTTGCGATTGATGCTGCGACACCATCTACATAAATATTCACTTTTGCTTTATTACGTTTCAGCATGTTATAAATAGCGATTCCTTGAAATACGTCTCCGCCAGGACTGTTAATATATAAATTCAATTGCTTAATATCCCCGAGTTGTTTCAATGCATCCCTAAAGCCAACGGCTGAAACATCGCTATCTTCATATTCTTCGCTGACGATCTCACCATCGATATACATATCAGCTGATTGATCTTCAATTTTATTTTTAACTGTCAGATAGCTTGGCAGCGTTTTGATCTCCGTCACCTATATCACCTCCTTTCACAGAAAGTTTTTCGGCATTGTTAGGATCATTGATCTTATCTGCATCTTCTAGCAGAGCAAGGTCTTTAGAGAACCAGAGTTTATCAGCGTTCTTGTCTTTGGCTACTGGCATGTCCTCTAATTTTCTAAGTTCGTTTGGAGTGGCAATGCCGTTTCTGATCATCATTTGATAGAACTGTGTACGTGCGGCAGTATCGCCACGCATAAGCCCATTAACATTAAATTTAAAATAATAGCCCCTAGCACGCTGATTAGGTGTTAGGAGCTTTCGATTAAATTCTGATTCATATTGTCTGATTATTGGCGCTAATGTCATTTCCACAAACTGAGTCATGACATGCTCAACATTAGTAGTTGCTTTGGATGAATTATCATTAACAAAGCTAAGTGGCACATCAAATGCGTTAGCAATTCTAATTCTTGAAATACCTTCTACTGACGCTAAGTCGGCCGGATTAAACCTGCTTTCAAAGCGATCGTACTTAAAGCCTTTTTCTTGAACTACAGCTCCACCGTTCTGCTTAATCATCTTAACGAAGTCATTGATAATCGCTTGTCGCTTTTCAGAATCAACTGAGCGGTCGTATTCAATTACAAAGGAATCTTTTTTGCTCATTTCATTGAGCGAAAAGTCCTCTACTGCTTTTTGAAATTTTAAGGAATCTCTTAAAACGTCAATAGGGCTGATTCCATATAAGCTACTTAATGGATGAATATGCTTTACATGGATAATATCCATACTGCTAACAGTAAAATTGAAGCCGTCTTCTGCTACGCGATACCAAATTGAGTTATCGTCCATATTACGTAAGATAGTCACATAATCGGGATCTAATGCCCATAATGCCATGGGCATCCCAGTAAATTGATCGCGTTGAATAAAGATATAGCCGTTACCAGTTAGGTTTCTAGCGACTTCCGTATCATTGATCAGCTGAAAACCTGATGAATTTGAATTAGCTTCCATTCTTAGCAGATTAATTGCACCGTCTGTATCACGCTGGCTGTCTTTCTTGTAATAATGGATTGGCAAACTAGCTAAAGTATTGGCCAAACGTGTAATTACTGAAAAAACAGTTTCATTTGTAGATAAAACTTCGTTGTGAGAGCCATTAAAGACTGTGTTTTGCCAAGGAGTGAAATTATAATGTTCTCCTTGCCATGAAGGGCTACCAGAACTACTCATTTTAGGAGCACTTGATATAGCTTTGCCTATGTTTCCTAAAAAACTCATAGTTCACCTCCTCTCTGTCTAATCAAAGGAGATGAACTGACTAATTGGTGCATCCCCGTTATCATTTGGCTCTACCAGCATGTCAACAACTGATACGTGAGCATCAAGAGCTGCCGCAAAGCCATCAATCTTACGGCTACGTGATGATTTAGTTGGTAGCCAGTTATCGTTCCTATCTTTACGTAAGCGAACGTTGTTTAAATACCATTTGAACATTGACTGCTCGTTAAAGATTACTCTGCCGTCAAGTAGCAATTCTTTAAAGTTCTGCATTGGCCCACCTAAAGTGAAAAATCCCTGACGTACTACCGATGTAGAAAAGCCAGCAAACTCTAATTCTTTGTTTAAGCGGATTGCTTTAGCAGGGTCATAGTTAATTTGCAGGATGTTGTATTTATCTTCCATCTCTTTGAACCAATCAAGCACGTATGAGTAGTCAACAAAGTCACCTGGAATAATGGTGATTTCTCCGTTCTTTTCCCACATCTTGATTCTTTCAGGGTTCTTATCACGCATATAGCGCTTATTAGGAATCCATGAATGCTCAAGAACAAAGACTGAGCCATCATCTAATGGAAATTCCAAACATGCTGAGGTAAAGTCTTCTGTTTCAGATAAGTCATAACCACCGATACAGTCTTTGCCTTCAAGCTTAGAGATGTCATAGTGACGGTTGTTTTTAGCTAATGTTTCTGGAGTAATAAAGCTTAGGTCATCGGTTTCTGCGAAAATGTTGAACTGCTTAGTAATCCAGTCTGATAATTCACGTGGAGATTTGCGATCGTGCTTATAGTCACCGATTAAGTCAGCAAACTTCATTAGCCCTAAGTTTGGATTAGCTTTAACCCACATACGTGGATCATCTGCTTCATCAACCTTGTCTAAAGATGCAAGAAAATAAAAAGTCCGCTCGTCAATATTTTGGTCATAGTTCTTCAAACAATCCTTGCCTGAATCGACCATATCAACAAGCGGGCCATCTAAAACTGTTCCTGCTGTAGTAATGTAGACAATCAGTGGCTGTTTACGTGTGCCACGTGAACGCTTCATTACGTTAATCAAGTCATAATCTTCATATTCGTGGATTTCATCGAACACGCCAAAAGATAGATTTTCTCCATCCTTGTCCTTCTTTTCAGCAGACATGGCCACAATTGTGCCGTTGGTCAGTGGAAAACGAATTTCTGAACGTGTAGTTTGAAATCTTTGTTTCAGCCATGGACTAGCATCGATCATTCGCTTAGCTTCGTTAAACAAAATAGAAGACTGTTTTTGCGAGTTAGCTAAGAAGTAAACGTTAGCTCCGTTTTCGTGATCGAAGCCAACCATGTAGTCAGCAAGACCTGATTCAACAGTTGTTTTCATTGTTCTTAACCATGAGCTTTTTATCTCATGCTCTGGAGGTCGCCCTCATTTTCATCGGCTAGTCATTTCTAGCCCAGCTTAGCGTACATTTTCATCCCTCATGAAAAAGGAATGTCGGACACTCTTGGAAGCATTATATTTATTCAGCTCCTACGCGTTACAACTCTTTGTAGCCTTACGCAATCTACAAAGTTGTCTCGGTATTTTCTACATCATATTTAAAAACGCAGTTAGCAAATTGCTCATATTCTTTACCATTGTTGGCCCAACGTCTTTCAGGGTTATTGGTCATGCCAATATAAACTTTATGATTAATTTTGTTTGTGTGTTTATAAATACAATAATTTTTGTTCATGACTTAAGTATAGAGCCAAAAACAAAAATTGATAACTAGGTTTCTACCGATTTTGCCCGATTTTTAAACGGCAAAACAACTACCGTTTTTACGTCCAAGGAAGATTAGTGCTTCACGAAAGCGCCTAACTCCCGTTTCTTTATGCACCCAACCAAAAATACAGCCAATAAAGAAGTGCTGCCATGGCTGCATAACTAAGTGTCGTGCATCCCCTTTAGAAGCAACAGTCTTTTTTTCAATAAATTTGATTGGTCGCCAAGCTTTATTCTCATCAAAGCGCCACATGTAGTTAGGATCTTCTTTGGATTTCTTTAAATCATTAAGATGTCGTTGACACGCACGCTTAACCCATTCATTAGCAACTTGATAGCCATTAACTACGTCTTCTGCATATGCAGTTGTTAGCAGTACTGGTGAGGGCTGCTTCAAAATGTGATAAGCCTTTTCTTCATGTTCACGCCAATTGCGAACCCACTGTTCAACATGAGCAGTATCCATGTTGATCGGGTTATCAATGCTGTGAGCATAATCAGTTTCTTTAGTGCTCGTTTATTTCACCACCCTGATACCTTGATCCTTAGCTTCTTCATCAAAATCTTCGTCAAATTCGTCCTTTTCGACCTCGTTTTTAGGATTTTCCATGTGAATTGCTAAGCTAGCACGAGCAGCAGGCGTTAAGCCCAGTTCTTTCTCCATTTTGCCCATTTCTGACGACAATTTCAGCTTAAATTGGAGATCTGGGGCTGTTTTTCCGTCTTCTGAACGGCCATTTTTCTTCAATCTGCGGTTACATGCTAAATATTCGGAATAAATATCACAATATCTGCTCAAAACGTACAGGTCTGCATTGTTAATGAACGTTGTTTCAGCATAAGTCTGAACAATGTACTTAAATGCTTTTTTCGCACCCGAGTTTAGCCAAGATGGAGGCTTCAATTTTTCGGCACCAAAACTTAGTTTTTTCTCGTTTTCAACTCTAGCTGAAAGTTCCTCAGATGTCTTTCTGTTCGGGTTTCCGTCAATCATCTGTTGGATTGCAGATTTAGCTTTTCTTGGCAAAAAATCACCTCCATATTACCTAAATACGCGCCCGCGTAGGGCTAACAAAAAAATTGAAAAA